GGATGCTTGATTTTCTCACTAAAAAAACTAACTATTATGCTGTTGGATCAACTTGTGAAGCTGATGGTGTAGGTGTAGCATTTAAGAAATAAGGTGCTGTTTCTTCCATTCCTTCAAATGTTATAGTAAACCCTGATAAATCTCCTGCTGCTGCTCCTGTTACGACAGTTCCACCTGTTACTTCCATTCCGTTTTCAAATCCACACAAGAAGCTATTACCATAGTAATCAACGACTACTGCATAAGGTCTTGCTACTGCTAAAAGTTGCAGTTCTGCTTGTGTCTTTGCATCTAAGAATGTTAATGTTAAATTTAATGTTTGTGTGTAAAATGTTGTTCCGTTTTCTCTGCTACTTGTTACAGTAGTTTCTAAACTAGAATTTCCTTTTACATCATATTCAAACCAAACTGGTGCAGGTGAACCATTTGTTATAGTTGCTACTTTAGTTGTAGAATCTACTGCAATTGATGCAATAGTTCCATAATCAGCAAACAAAACAGTCTTTATACCACCAAAGGCACTTTTACAAGGAATTTTTCTACCTGTTGTTAATGTACAAGCCATATTATTTATATTTTATTTATAAAAAAAGGGTAAGTAGATAATCCACCTACCCTATTCTATTGATTAATTAATTATTATGCGTATTCAACGATATCAGAAGCAATTCCAAATTGAACAGCAGATGTAAATCTCATTACCATTCTTACATTGTTACTTGCATCAAGGTCTTGCATATCTAAAACCTTTACAACATTCGTGTCATTTAATAAGCCACAGCCGAAATAAAGATTAGATCTTTGTGCTGCATACATTTTGTCAGCAGACATTCCTGGACAAACAAATATTTTAACACCATTTACTGTTAGTGAACCATTGTTCCACCATTGAGTACCCTGTGCGTTTACACCATTTGCTCCTAATCCGTTAGCTGCAAATCCACCTAATGCTTGAACATAGAATTTCGCTGCTGCTGAACCGATATATAAGAATAAATCTTCTTTTCCATATAATGAAGATGGAATAGCATCTACAACTTTAGATAATTCAGCAATAATATTTGCTGCACTTAATCCACCACCAACTGCTGCTATTTGCTGACCTGCTGGAATATCTCCTGCTGCTGCTGAAGCTGCAATTAATTTTTCAAATCCATCAAAAGAATTGTTAGAAGCTGCTGCTGTATCACCTTGCCAGATACAAAATTCTGTGTTTTGTGCTACTTCTGCTGCAACGTGTGCAATCATAAAGTCAGAAAACTTAGGTGGTAAAGATTGTCCTAATCCATATCCCATTTGTTGAGATTCCCAATCATTTACAAAGTCATACTTACATAATTGCAAGTTTACTTGTAGTTCTACTGGTTGGATAATTCTTTCAGTAAGTGTTACTGATGAATTTGGAACAAAATCACAAGAAGCAGGAGATACTAAAGATCCTGTTGCTAATTTTTTGATTACTTCTTTGAAGCTAATGTTAGCTTTTACTGTTAATCCACCATCATCAATAGTTGAAGCTGATAGAAGTGCTGCTGCAATATATTCACCTGCAAATTCCCCTGCATAAGTAGTAGTTATATTAGTTGCAGTTGCAAGTTGTACATTTTTTAGATTACTCATTTTTCTTTTTTTTATTATATTAATTTATTATGATTCAGATGCCCAGATTCCAACACCACCGATTATATACCATTGTGTTAATGCTACTGCTCTAATTACAACATAATCACCTTTGTTTGCTGTTGCTTTTGTGTTAATCCAATCTTTATTTACAACACCACTAGCTACTGAATCTGCTGAAGCATTAGCAATACTACCATTAAAACCATCAGTTGAATGAGGACTTAATGTAATAATGTTGTTTCCATCTGCTCCTGTGTTTCTGAATAAGAAAGTCATACCTAAATTTTCTGAATGAATTTTTGGTAAACTTACTACTAATGCATCTGTTGCAATATTATGGTCAATACCTGCATCTTGTCCAGGTACTGAAACTGATGCAGATAATGTTTTTTGTGAAACTTGATTGCGTTCCACATCATTTGATAAATAGTTGAATGTGCTCATTTTTTTATATTATTTATTTAATTTATTTAATACTCTATCTAGTGTTGTATTGAATTTACCTTTGGCAAATTGTACTTGATTTCTTTTTTTGTTTCCAGATTCTGGATTGTGTTTGATAGGCTTTACTGCTGCTTCAGAAAATTCTTCTTTAACAGTTCTTGATTTTAATGGTTTTGAATCAATAGACATTTCTTCTTCATCCATTTTGTTTTCTTTATCACCTTTAAGGTCTGCAATTGCATCTTCTAGGTTTTGGATTCTACCCATCATATCACGCATCATATCACTTTCTTCTTCATATTCTTCTTCTTTAAGATCTTCAGTAATTTCTTCGCCTTCTTCAGATTCTTTAGCAGGAACTTCATCAGATACTTCTCTAACATCTGCAATCATTCCTTCTTCTTCTACAACTACTAATCTACCATCTTCTAAAAGATATTCGCCGACTGGCATTGCTACTTTTTCATCATCTGTAACGATAAAAAGTTCTTTACCTTTTTCAAAGGATTCAGCACTAACTATTGTGCCATTTTCTAACTTCATTTCTTCAAGTTTAACCTCGATGTTTAGAAGTGTTTTTATTTCGTTTAACATTTCATTTGCTTTCATACTATTTATATAACGGTTATTAAATTAAAATTTGCATTTTCAGTCTGTTCGTGTTATTACTCCAATACCTTGTGCTTGCATAGAACCATCACAACATTCTATTGAATACTTGTTAGTGTCCCAACATAGACAAGCACGTCCACCGCCCTTAGGTGATGTTCTACTAGGTATAAATGTTTTGTTGTTTTTAGTTCTCTGCATTAAGTATATCTTTTATCTTATTAAGCAAAATATCATCTTCACTCATTAAGTCACCTAGTGTTTTGTCTTTAGGTGTTTCCATTTTATCTGCAAAATATCCCTCAATAGAAAAACCCTTAACTTTATTTGATTTAACATATTCATTCCATACATCTTCATTGTTTACCTTTACACTACCCATCCAAGTACCTACTGGTACATCTAAACCGTATTTTTTTGACTTGTCCATAACCTCATCTTCTACTAACCAACTTTCAACCAATGTTAAACCACTTAATGGTTCTGCGTGTTCTAGTGTTGAGTTGCTTTGGTTTCCTTTCTGTAAGAACATTTGAGATGCTTTTACAATCGTTTCTTTTGAAAAGTATATGTAATATTCACCCTCTGCTCCATTTCGATAAATAGGTTTATTTGGTATTAACAAAGCACCCATTAAGATTTTCTTTTCTTTGTCTACTTCTGCTAACTTTATTTCTTGGTTTTTTAAAG